TATCATGACCTGGAACTACCTTTAACAAATATTCCGAACCGGAATAGGATGATTGTGCGAAATCCTTGGGCGATGAACCCTATGCACGGTGGTATGATGATGGCCTATGGACAGACATTTAATAATCCGCTTCTCCTAGATAGATGGACTAATGCTCTTGAATACTTCGGTTGGATCTACGGAACTGATGAAGTATGGTGGATCGACAAACCCATCGAGTTTGTTATTGAAAATAAAGAGCAGGAGTATGATAAGACAGTATGGTCAGATGTTGTTTGGAGCTTCAAAGAGAAAGGTGTTGAAGTTCATCTTCAAAATGCAACGTCTCGGGAAGCCCTTGCTATGTTCCAAAATCGACTCAAAAACCCCAAACCTAAGGCCGAGAAGCCGGTAAACTCCGAAACATTTGATACGGAAGAAATGATATTAACTAAGGCCGAGAAGCCGGTAAACTCCAAATCCATCAAATTAAACGAAGAACCACAAAATAAGGCCATGAAGCCGGTAAACTCCGAAATCAATATTCGAATAGACCATCGTAAAGTGCCATACAGGGATAAAGTTATCCGTTTCGCTTATGACAAGTCACCAGCTATTAAAATCTTGTTTTTATTATGGTTGTCATCATTTATCATGTCAATCACTGCAGAGTCAGAACTCCAGGTTACAAAGTATCCCAAATGGTACCAGGAGACATTAACCTGCAATGCTGTGCAACACCCTAATGTCATGGAAAACCATTCGCATGCCACAAATGTAACTCAGGCTGTAATTCCTACAATATATGTTTTTTTCAGTTACATCATGACTGAGGGAATAACAGTCTGCTACGATTGTCTAACAAATTGGATCATCCCAAACACCGTGTCTTTCATTTATTTTTCATTATCAACCCTCTGGCACTACGCTTATGAACTAAGTCTGACAGGTCAAACCTTCATTACTTACTGGGACAAGTACATTCTTTGGCCATTCATTTATAATCCATTTTTAAGTGGAATGGTGCCATTAATCCGCATACTTTCCATATTCGTCGGCACCGGACTGATCTGTTATATCATCATCGGAGCATGTGTCAAATTCACAAAGTTTCTACCAAATGCCTTATTCATTCAAACAGACCTTCAGGAAAATCCCAATGGCCTCTTGACTATCTCCGACACAGCCCATGTCGAACCATACCAACCAGGTGAGGGTTTGTTAATACCCACACTGGGCACTAGGGGGGATCAAGTCCCTATGCATTGGTACGGTCGGTTAGCTGCACACTTGGGTGTTCGGACTCATATATGGAATGTTCACACCGCTACATGGGACGAATTAGTAGAGTTGCAGAACGGCAACCCACGATCATTGATAGAAGGGTACGTTGATCTTAGACTAGCAGCTTGGCAAAATTATAAATATTGTTTTCAACCACATGTCGACCCAGCGGGGACTGGATGCTCATATTCTCTATCTCCACCAAACACCTGGATACACCCAATCGAATACCAAAAACACATCAAAAACCTCATTTCACAGTTTCTAGAATTATTAGCATCGACCTTCACCCCATCGATGATAATAGGGTCATTATCAGGTTGTGATTTACCACGCTCAGCTGATGGAAAAACTTTATTAAGAAAGATACCTAATAAAGGAAAACCCGGGAGTTCATGTTGGATTAGTGGAAGCGCAGCAAAAGAAACAATCCCTGTTGAAATTCGTGAAGACCCGGCAATTGTTGAAATTGTACAACCGTACGATTGGAAGGTATTTTCAGAATACGAGAATGTTCATACGTTCGGAGGAGCCGGGACTGTACAAACCATCATAGCTTGTGGGGCAAAGCCAATCATTCACAATAATCTCATGGATCGAAACTATCGAAAAATACCGCAACCTACTGACTTTTCTCAACCATCAATTCTTCCCTTTATTGGATTATTACAATTTCAAGGTTTCAATCCACAGGTTAAACCTTGGATAAAACCATTGGCACTGCTTTCTTTCTTTTGGTCACAACGAACACGATTCATCACAAAGAACCTTATTCATATAGCACGGTTGTACTCGTTTGTTTACATGATATTCCGATTCCATTATTTGTCCATTGCGTTGATAATTTCTTTTCCAATCCTCCTAGATTATTCACAAACAGTCAATGGCAGAAAAAGATTTCTCCAATTACTTTCAAGCTTATATAGATTCCCTATCTTAATGTGCGTTAACACATGGGGATCGCTTATTTTTGCTCTACTAGCCATTAATCAAACAT